CGAGCCTAACATACCACCGCCACCACCCATACCGGGTACACCAGCAGAAGCTACACCAGCGCCTCCACTACCTACAAGACCTGCACTAAACAAGATACGGTTCTTGGCGGCTGTAGCTATCATCTGAGAGAGGAGGCCCTTAAAGGAGTTCCAAACCCCCTTGACGAAACCTTCAAAGTCCCTGAAGCCGTTGACTACAAAATCACCCCAAGCCTTGCTGACAGAATCTACTGCACTAACTACACCTTCAGCCATTTGGAGTTCAAACTCTTCGGCGGTTACTATAGCGTCGTTGAATACGTCATTAGCTGTTCTTACAGCTTCCTCAATATCCTTACCAGCTTTAGAGCCAGCTTTACCAGCAGACTTAGAAGATGAGGCTACAGCGTCTTGTGCGTTTTTTAGGTTCACCGTTTCTTTCTTAGCATCCTCAATGCCGGACCTGATTTTGTTAATTTGCTTAACAGTGTTAGACACATCCATGCCTTTAGCATCTAGGTTAGCTCTGGTCTGCTCTAAGTCACGAAGTTGGCGTTCCATCGCTACAATGGACACACTTGTACCTTGCTCTACAGCAGCTACTTGGTCCCGAAGACCTTGGACAACACCACCAACCCGCGCGAGGAGTCCAGCAGCTACATTAGAGGCGGCGGCTAAGGCACCAGTAAGTCTGTCTGCCTCATTCGCAGAACTTGATATGGCACCCTCTACTTTTTTTATCTCCACATTAAGGTTTAGGGCTTCAATCGCTGTGTTAATCATTTGCCGTAGAAGTTCTCTTTGAGCTTCCGTGGCATTATCCATTCCGCCTATAATATCTTGATAAGTCTTGCGGACCTTTTCGAGCTGATTAAATGCCTCTTCTGGCCCATCTGCTTCCGCAAGTTTAGCTAACTCTATAGCAAAAGCAAAAGCCTCTTCTTTAGTTGACTTCAGGGTTGTCTGTAATTCCCTTATGTGATTGTCATAGATTTCTGTTGCATCAATAGCTTTTATAAGTTCTTGGCTACTTAGTTTATATGCTTTCTGTATATTTTCACCAAGCTCCTGATAGGTTTGAGAAGCACTTTTTAGTAATTCAGAAGAGACATCAGAGAAGTCACCAAACTCATCTCTTACAGCAACCAAACTTTCAGAAAGGGCAGAGAGTGCATCTAACTCAGATAGGGCTTTATTAGCCTCAAAAAGCTCTCTTGCCTTTTGGGCAGACTGTCCATATTCTTCTGATAAACTTTTTCCATCCCTTGTTGCCTCTTTAGCAGCGCTACTAAAGTCCCTTACTGCGGAAGACAAGGATTCTGTAGCATCTTCCGCTTCTTTTGCCTCTTGTCTAGTGCGCATAATAGCTGCACCAAGAGCAGTAGCTAAAGGGATAACAATACCTAACACAGAAGAAATACCAATAAGCCTATTGACATTCATGTTGAACTGTTCAGCCATCATAGGGAGAACACCCACAAGCTGCGTAGCCTGTTGGCCGAAAGCTACAAAGGCATTAGTTCCACCTTGAATCTGAACCAAGAAGTCACCAATCTGATAGCCTGCTTGTTGAGTAGCCATACCCATAGCGTTCATACTACGAGTGTTACCAATACCGGCTCTATTCATAGCAACTTGAGCATCACGATAGCGGCGCATGATGGCAACCGCTTCTTCCATTGATATATTACCCATGTTGACAGCCTCTCTCAGTAGACGCTTAGTCTGTAAGAGATTTTGCTGTGATCTATAAGTGGGGTCTATAGATGCCTTAAGTTGACGAAGAGACTTTGCGGACTTATCAATAGCCATAGAAAATGCTGTAGCAGAATCCTCTGCTGACTTATTAGAGAGATTAGCTTGTTGCTGTGCGCGATAGAAGTCTTGTGCAGACTTGGCATACTTTTGGTTTGCGATTACAGCTTTATTAACTGCCCTCTCTTGACGCTCAAAGTTATCTATGAAAGCTGAGGCACTTCTCTGTGCACTATTGGCGCTATTACCAAACTCATCAAGTTGACGTGTTACACGCCGGATAGAACCACGGTCACGGACTTCAACACCAATTTCAATAAGATCGTTAGCCATCCGCTTCCTCGTTCATTGTAGTTATGTAGATATTATCAATAGCCTTGACTATCTGTACCTCCCAATAAGAGAGGTTAACCCCACTAAGCTGACACCAATAAGTGATAGTGTCATAGGATATAGGGTTAGGACCACTCATACCATAAGTTCTACCATCGTGTAGTTCGATAAAAGCAGCCCATATGTGGGAAGCAGCATCAGGAAAGATTGCATCAGCGTTAGCCTTCTCAACTTCCTGTAGGTCTTTACCTAACTGCTTCGCCACTTGTTCTAGGTGGTCACGCTCTGTAGTTTTACCTTTAGAGCCTTTGACCTTACGACCCATCTTAAAGGAATACTCAGCGTACTCCTCAAGTTCGGCCCTTACTTGCCCAAAAAAGCCTGAGCATCACCAAGAGCAGAATCTACTTGTTCACTCCGTCTACACACTTCACCAGAAGGTCAAGACCAGCAGCCTCAATTTCTTCAGCGGATAGATTAAGTTTACCACCTGTGCGTTGTGCTTTCTGAAGGCGACGATTCTGTTGTGCGTGAGCGATAGTCTTGTATTTCTTAGAGTATGGCCCATGTACAGTAATAGTCATCTCAGAGCCATCCTCGTTAGTGAGGACTTCCGAAGTGACAGGGTTGTACAGGGTTACGTCAGTAGTTTCTTTAGTCTTACCAATGTTAAGAAGGTCCATGTCGGGTATTCCTTTAAGGTTTGATTATGTCGGGTGATTAATTATAGCGGCTGAAGACCCCACCCGACAGAAGCCTTCAGCCTAGCCTCTTACGAGGATTACGTTAATTAAGCGGGGTTACTATCCGGTCGCTTAATCAGAAGGTTTGTTTCTGCTGTTGCATCATAGAGAGCCACAAAAGGTAGGGTAACCAAACGAGATTGTGGGTTCTGAACTGGAACAGAGGCACCATTGTACTTGACACGCGGGAATGAGAAGGTATAAAGGTTGCTACCAGAAGGGTCATCTACAGTGACCTCAACGGCACTCTCAGTCTCATTCAAGAACTTATTGATGAGGGTTTCATCTTCATAGTATACTGTCATTGTACCTTCAACGACTGCACGACCAAACTCAAGCTGTTGAGCACTATCACTACCAATAACGAAAGTAGGTGCAAAAGAGTTAGCTACAGAGAAGTCAATAGAGGTTACAATAGAGATACCTGAACCACCATCAGAGATTGTACCACTATAGCTGTCAAAAGGTGCATTAGTGGAAGAGGCTGTAGGGGTACCACCACTAGATGCTGTAGTTGACGCTTGTGTTGCAGTCTTACCAACCATATCGAAGGTAGTAGTTACCATCTGGTTAGGTGCAATAGAAACACTCATATTTGAGACAGACATACCTGTGAAGAGGCGGAACTGTGAGATGTCATTAGCAGCATCTTCAATAGAGAAGTACTTAGGGGTAGTACCCACCTTAAGTTCGTCGTCAGCAGCAACCGGAGTATTATCCCAAGTAGAAAGCATAGCTGACTCAAGGAACTCATCAAAGTCACCATTACGGAGGTCAACTTCAATAGAACCACCTGCGGATTTGTTACCATGACGGTCAACACGCGGCATACGGTCTGCTTGGATTTCATTACCCTCAACACGGTCTTTGGTAAGGTCCAGAGAGTGAGTGTTAAAGGGGAGGTATGCGAATGTAGGGGAGGCTGGTGTAGTACCAAATGTGCTCTCAGCAATATAAGCTAGGCTAGAGCGGGAACCTTGAGCGAACGCCATAATTATTCTCCTTCAGAGATTTCAGTAGGTTTTGTTTTAGCCTTAGGTTTCTCTGTCAGAGAGGGTTCAACTACCTTGGCTACTTGGGGGGAGACTTCATCACCGACGAAGTATGTTTTACCTGAATAGGTAAAGTTCTTAAGTGCTTTGTACATTTCTGTATCCTTAAACTGCATATGTGTACCAACCAATATCAACTACCACTTGGTACCAACTATCTAGTGGCCTTCCTTCGTTCCTCTCAGCATAGTCAACACTAACAATGGTTGTTTCAGAGGATGGATTGGTGAAGCTAATATCTGTAGTGGCGTCAAAAGCCTCAATAACTAGGTTAGCTATATCATCAGCTTGGGAAGGGCCATTACCCTCAGGGGAATAACAAGAGACCCTAAAGATACCGTTATACCTTTTCTGTGGGTTAATACCTCTTACAGCAGGTCTACGGGATGTAGGTATCACTTGAGGCTTAACAAAAGGTGTACCTGTAGTGGGGCTGTAGGCTACGTTTTCATAAGCAATCTCAGGAATACCTACAACATTAGAAAGT